CCGCCAATCAAAGCCGCATTTCCAAAATTAAATCCACTGCCTGTAGAGCCTGTAGAAACTGGTGCAGTTGAAGTTGGCGTACTTGTCAATGATTTTGAAAGCTCTGCCAATGTTGGTTGTTTAGTTACAGGAATGATGTCAGCTAATGGATCTGTCTCCTGAGCTGGCATAGACGATAAAGAACTTGGATCAATACCGATTGCATCCCAATAAGCTTGATCGCTTGCTGTTGTTTGAACAGGCGGAGTAGGGGTTGTTACCTCTGCTAGCGGATCAGTCTGTTGAGCTGGCATTCCAGATACAGAGCTTGGACTAATACCAATAGACGCTAAGAAGTCTTCTTGGCTTGTCTTGAGATCAGGCGTAAATTCTGTATCAACTACAGGAACTTCATTTGGTTTAACTGGAATTGCAGCTTCGGGCGTAATTTCTGGTTTAGTCTCTGGCTCATTCATTAACGATTTTTGAAGTCCTGCTACAGACTCCATATCAGGCGCTAACCATGCATTGGTTGTTGGATCGTAAAAAGAACCAGCTGGTTTGTTGTCTGCCTCAGCTGAAGACAATAAACGATAGCCAAACGGAGGTTTATATTCTTTAGCAGCAGGACTTTCGGCATAGATTGGTTTGCCAGATACATCCACTTTGTTAAAAGAGGCGGAATCTAATGGGCCTGCAACTTGTACGCCTTTGGGTAAAACTTGATCCGCAAGATCAGCCGTAGTAGTTGGTTGATTGGCTGGCATAGTCCCAGCAAAAGTAGGATCAAACACACTTTCGTTTTGACCAGTATCGCCAGCTTTTAAACCTGATGAGTTTGACTCTTTGATCTGCTGACCAACTTCAGAGATTCCAGCATTAATTGCGGCGTTTACTAGGGCTTGGGATGGATCTCCGCCCATTAAAGCGGCAGAAACTGTGGCGTTAACTGCCATCTTTTGGCCGGGAGAAAGCTGGTCAAAGCCGGGGATTTGGTCTGTAACTGCAGCTGTACCGGCAGATATACCAGCATTTTTAAGAGCCACCAAGGGATCTTGGCCGCGCACTATGCCTGCAGCTGTGCCACCAGCAATCTTACCTGCGATGTTTCCAGCTACGTCACCAGCTGTACCCATGCCAGATTCTTGAGCGGCCAACATATTGCTTTGCTGGGAGCCTACATCTGTGCCATAAGTATTTGCAGCGGCAGCACTGTCTACACCTGTATTTACATAGTTACTAACCTCTGATGCAACGCCTTGGGAAACATAAGTTATGGCTGCAGCTTTTAACCCGTCTTCAATGCTTCCGCCTTTGGCTACTACATCAACAGCAGAAATAACAGGAAGGTAGGCCAAGCTTGCACCGCCAGTAGCTGGTGCCATAGCAATAGCAGCAACTCTAGCGGCTGTAGCAATAGGATCATCAAGAGCGGCTTGAACGGTTTTTTCAACAGTCTTAACTACTGGCTGAACAACTTCGTCAATAACTGATTGGCCAACGTCTTGAACAGCATCTCCTACAGAAGATACCGCATCGCTTACGCTGTTTCCTAAGTCGCTGACCGCATCTGCTACTGCACCCATATCATTGTCCTAAGTTCAAAACAATCCGCCTGCCGCCGGATTTGAGCTTGTATTCTTTGAACCCCATGCCGGGCATTGGTGGCTTCTTAGAGATGGCGTGGAATAAAGTACTTATTGCCGGATCTTCAAACTCTGTGACCAGCATGTTCATGCCCATTTTTTTGGCGTAAACCACATACTGGCGGCTGTTCTCTACAAAGTTGCGGGCCTTGTCAGCATTCCAAGCCTTGAAAAATCCTTGGCCATTAGCGCCTTTATGAAGGATGAATAGCGTGTTACCCAGTTGTTTTACGTCTGTATTGGGCTGGGACATCTCGGTCAATATGGCGGGGAATGCTACTTCTGGTGAATATTTGGAGTGCGTATTCTCTAACGCGATATGCACGATATCAGCGCTGTTGAGCTTTTTCTCCTTGCTATCCACCATTGCCATATTAGATCTCCAGAATTGCTGCCGAATACACGTTACCCATGCCAGCGGCCAAGCTAAGAATCAACCCGCCGGGGTTAGACTCATCATAGGAAAGAAACTGGTTGTCATGTGTTGTGCGGTTTTCTATCTTTGGCACAACGCCACGTTTTAAATCGTCAATTAGCAAACATGTCTCGAGCAAGCCACTGGCGCCCATAGTGTGGCCGATTTTAGCCTTGTATGACGTTGCAATGTAATCCCCTAAACAGTAATTTAAAGCGGCCTTTTCAGCTACGTTATTGGAACTTGTTCCAGTGCCATGGGTTTTGACTACCTTGATCTGTTCGGCGGTAGCGCCAGAAACATGCAAAGCACCCTCAATAGAACGCACAAACCCCTGCCCGTCCTCTCGCTGGCCGATGGCATTTGAGTGATCCTCACTAGCCGTATACGCACCTTTGAGGGTTGCCAACGGGTTATCTGAGTCAGCCTCAAACACCGCCAGTACAGCACCTTGGCCAACTCTGAAGCCGTAGTTAGTGTCATCAAAGGCTGATGGCAATACGCCACGCTTCTCTTCTTTTTGAGACAAGGACGCTCTAGCCTCGCCAAAGAATTCCAGCACCGCGTTTGATACAGCGTCCTCTACCGATAGAACAATAACCCGAGCAAACCCATAGTGATTGATCAGGGTTTGTACATCCATCAGTGCTTTAAGACTGGAGGCGCAAGCCGTGGCATCGGTAACAACATGATCCGTAGCACCCAGAGCTTGGGCTGTTCTTCCAGCGTAGACCTGAGTAAGGGAAAAGGGGAGGAACTTGTATTCATAGGACAACCTTGTTGGCTTTTTAGCGCGTGGGTTAATTCCGGCAAAGTGGGCGTTACCTGAAGCAAGAATAAATGCAGTCTTGCCAACGCGGTTCTCTCGTAGGTATTTGACCAGCTCGGGGTCTAGAACCTTCTCAGCTATACGGTGAGGGGCATAGAACATCCCAGTACTCACGCGGGCGTATGTCTCTGGAAACCAATGAACGCTCTGAGGAAATGGCCCTTCCATCAGCTCAACCGTGGTCGAGTAGGCTGTCCGGTAGTGGGTTAGATGGATCATTTAATCTGCTCCAAAGCCCATTCCATAGACTCAGGATCGCGCGTCTTGTGAAGCTGGATGAAGTCGTAGAGCTCATCTACAGTCTCAGGCTGGAACTCTTTGGATATCTCGTCGGGTATGTCATAGATCATGCCCATGAACATACCGATCATCAGCATGTCTAGGGAGTCAAAGCAAGTCTCTTCAAACCTCTCATCCATCCGCTCAATAGGGACGAACTCATGGTGAGCTGGGCGAGCAACTCGGGCAACTTTGTTTAATAGCTCTATGAAATTCATCCGACCTTCCAGTTTGTTCCGTCTGAATATACAGGCACTTTGTTAGCGCCTCCTCCAGCAACGGTAGAAGCAAAGGTTGTTGCTGTGGCATCTGATACAAACGCCCTAGCGCCAACTCCAGATGTGGCTGCACTTGGCAGCGTTGCTACCGTGTAAACAGTAAGGGCTGGGAGTATCCCGCTGTCTGTATTAAATTGGTTCAATATGCCCTGTATACGGTTGAAGTACAACCGTAGGACGTTATTAAACTGGTTTTGATATACAAAAGAGTAATCTTGTGTTGGCGCTGGAAGCGCTGGAGCGGCAATCCTATTGAGATCAGACTCAGAGGTAACAATGAATGTCATCGTCTGCCGTCCTGTCTAATATCTAGACGAGGCGATCCAAGTTGCCAAGTAACTCCAGTGGCAGTAGACCTTACTTCCATAGCCATCTGACGGCCTCTTACCCGTGTATAAATTTGTCCAGTAAATTCCTCAATAGGAAGAATTGCCGTGCGAGTGATTGTTGCTGAAGCATCACCACCCACAGACGCTGGGCTGTTATATCCAGAGCCTGAGTTTTGCATAGGCTTGAGGTACATGGTGACTTGCGGGCTTACTGCCGTAGAACCCGAAAACTTAATATCTGGCACTACACGCCATATAAACCCAAACCTATCGCCGTCATCAATGTCAAATTCAGCGGATGTGATGTAAGCCTCAATAGGCAGTGTTGTTCCTGTGGTTTTATCGTCTACCCCAACTTCATGTTCAACAATGTTGTAGCTATAAGTGGACGCAATTGGATATTCTCTTAAACCAGAATCAAGCCACGCTGTTCTAGCCATAGAGCCGTAGTACCAAACTCCAGTACCACCTTTGCCGTCTGGCTCAAGATAGTTGTAAATAACATAGCTATCAATCTTGGAATCCACGCTGTCATTGCTAACATAGAACCACCAGATTTCATTAAAGCCTTCGTTTGTTCCTGCAAAAACTTGGTCAAATTGAGACTTGTTAATGTTTTCAAATACAAACTGGCGCAAGTCGCAAGACAATGTTTGAGTGCGTCCATCGTATTTATAGAACTTATCTACGCCCATCCAGTACGCTACACCGTTGGCATAACCCACGGCGTTTTCCCCAGCAATAGATATGTTGTCACCCACCAACTGAGATCCCCATACGATAGGAGCGCCAACGTATTGAAGGGAATACAAAGATGAGTCAGTCCAGACCAAAATCTCTTGGCGGGCTTGCATGGCTGTAACGATCTTAGAGCCATGAGACAAACGCAAATCACCTGCCGTATTAGTGGCAGATGGAGTCCAGTTAACCACAGACTCTTGATCTGACCAGCGAATCTGCATAGGGTCTTGGATAGTTGAGCCAAGAGCATTACATCCAAAAGCAAACACATATCTGCTTGTATCTGATACAAGAATA